TCGTCATCTCCGAACGCAAAACCAGCAAGCGCTTCAGTTCCAAGCAGATCGGCATCAGCAACAGCCGTGGCGCCCGACATGCCGGAGTCGTCGCTTTCTTGAACGAGCACTGTAAATGTCGCATCAGCATCAGCTAATGAGCCTGTCGCTATCGCAAAAATCAAAGTATCAACGCCTTGCATATCAATAGTTTGTGAAGTTACAGCCGCATCACCGGTTGCATGATCGTACGGACTAATTCCGCGCTTTAAATTAATGCTGTTAAATAAATCTGTTCTCATGATTTCTCCGATTCGGTGAAATAAAAAACCCGCCGGAGCGGGTTATGATGTTTTGTTGCCTACTGGTTGCGATATTCCAGTTCTTTCAGTTTACTTTCATCTGTTTCGTAAGTTTCAAGGATAGACCTCGCCCATTTTATTAAATCTAATGGTCTCTGTCCCGACGGCTGTGATGTTACCCATAACTCTAGGTTTTCTAATCGATTATCTGCTCTGTCACCATTCTTGTGATGGATGTTTTCGTTTTTCCGAATAGGCCTTCCCAGGAATTGGGACATAACATATCTATGCTCTTGCACTCTACTGCTTCTTGTTGCATTTTTATGTCCAGCAACGTAAACCAGCACATAGCCTTTGCTATCAAATATCTTTTCTGTCCTCTTGTTAAACCATGCGCTCCGTTTTTTTGCGTCACCGTGACGCTTGAAATTTTGGTAACAATTTCTACACATCCCAAGAGCTACGCTTAATCCAGAGCAGTCGCTAGTAATGCATGGATTACCAGTTTTCTTGGCCTTTGGTTTTGGGGTTCCATTAGGATCACCGTACTTTATGTGTCTCCAGTAATGCGACCTACAAAGACCAAGAGTGTTTGCGTTATTTGTGCATCCGTCTATTCTGCAATTTGCGCCAGCATTAGAAAACTGGATTACTGGAAGAGTACCGTCTTTAATCCTTACCTGATAACATGAATTACATAAACCTCTAGTTAGTTCCATCTTCCCGCACTCTGAGACACCTCCGCAAGTCCTGGAAGTCTCTGGTGCATATCTGCCACGCCCAGGACCACTAAAAAGATGATGCTCACCAGACCTTCTGGCTTTCAGATAATGTTTATCACATAACCCTCTAGCCTTAACACCCCTACCGCAACCTTCAATTACACATGTATCCATTTATCATCGCCTATGTAATTACATAAGCAATGATAAATCAAAATGATACTTTTACGCGGAAAATTTCAAAAATTTTATTGCCTCAAAATTGACCGCACCTGATCCAGTTCTCTTAGTGCTGTAGAACACTACGTAAGGTTTCGCCGTGTAAGGATCGCGCAAGGTACGAATACCAACACGATCAACAATAGTGAATGCTTCACGGAAATCACCGAATGCCAGAGATAAAGAGTCTGTCGCCAGCGCTGGAACGTACTGATCGATGTTTACCGGGTATCCGTTCAAACGATCAGGCTGACCCATTTGCAAAGAAGGTTCCCATAAATACAGGTCGCTAGTAGCACCTCGCAATTTACGCAGTTTTGTCCGCACCTCGCGCCGCATCAGCCACTGTGCATTCTGCAAATAAGCATCTTTGAACGCGCCGATCAGATCAAACAAAGGATCGGCTTTTGTCGTGGTGTTGAAGTCGCCATTGGTGCCAGTTTTGACATGCTCAAATTGACCCCATGCGCGCGAATCATCAGCGGTGGCAGCGGTTGTATAACTAAACAAACCTCGCGGTTTTCCTGCACCGTTTCCAGTTGCAAATGCCGTACCCTCAACACGCGCCAATTTATCAGCAACTTTCGACGCCAACCATGCTTCTACGTCAGTGGCTGCGTCATCAATCAGCTTCTGGCTGATTTTTGGCATTGCGTAAAGCTCATGAGTTTCGATTTCCCATTTACCTAATTGCGGTGTGGTGCTGTCGCTGCGCGTTCCCAATTCAGATACCCAGCCAGCGTCAGCTTCATTGTTGTCGATCAACCCTTCGATTTTTTCGGTCGAAATAGTTTGAACGTTTGCAATGCGGCGCATGGTAGACTGCTCGTAAATCTTCGCAACCACTCGGCCTACTGTCGATTGTGGCAACAAATAACCGCCGTCAGGATCAGAACCGGCGCTCATGGCTTTGCGCTCATCAGAACTTAACGAATCCAGCGTGATGCCGCCCATCAGCTTGAAGAATGCAGATTTATAATGTTTATACCCTTGCGCGTCAAAGTCTGCTGGGGCCGCTTTGCCTTTGCCTTGATATTCTGCGCGCATCATCAGGTTAAAACTTTTCACCTCTGATGCAATGTCCTGATCTTCCTTCGTGCCGCCGCCTGGTGCAGTCATTTTGGCCATAAAATCTTCAATGGCCTTGCGATCGTCAGAATATTTGTCCATCGCTTCGCTGATTGTCGCTAACTTGCCCTCAAGATCAGCAACCGCTTTTCCTTCCGCTTTGGCTGCAATCAATTCATTGTTAGTTTTCTTAAATTCTTCCCATGCCTGACCTTGTTTTTCAATAAGGTTCTTAACTTCTAAAATATCAGTCATTGCTATCTCCAGCGCCATCACGACGTTAGGTGGACGAAAAAAAACCCGCATTAAGCGGGTTCTTTGGTGTGTGTATCTGCTTACTGTATGATCTTTTCCCTCTGTTTCAGAGCATCGATCAATTGCTGCATGTCCCCAGCAGAATCACTCTGTCCGAGACTTTTTACCCTGGCCATAAACGCCACGGCTTCGGTGCGTGAGAAACCTGAATCTCTCAGGTATCTCTCCGCTCCCTTCAAATCTGTGATTAATTCAATATTTTTTGCGGCCTCCACGACTTTCAGACCGACCAGGCTGCGTAATGATTTGCACGATGGCACCATCTTAACCAATGATTTTGCTGCTGAAAGCGCGTTTTCACCCAGCATCCTTGGCTCCATTGGCGTGAAAGTGATCGAATCACGCATTAATGGCCATTCAATTATTTCCCCACTGCTTTTTTTGACCGTCTTTCCAGAAATCGCTTGACTTGAAGTGCCAACAACACCCGCATCAATCAAGTCTGAAATATATTGAACATACTGCGATTGTCGATTCAAAACGCGCTCGACAAATACGCCTTTGTCGTCAATCTTGGCTGTTTTCCAATCCACAATGCCTAAAACATTATTTTGATCATTGCCGGTATCATCTAGGTCGTAGCCATGCTCAAAATCAACGTAAAGAATGCCTAAATCAGTGTAAGCACTCTTGATTTCAGTATCTTTGGTAAAAAATTCACCGCTTAAATCCTCCCCGCCGAACAAAATAATATAATTAGCCACCCTCAGTTCATTATCGTTTTGTGAGATTGCTTTTAAATTGTTGTTCATGACTGGATTTCCTGTTGTTGCTGAGTATTTCCAACTATATTTGTCGGAACTCTTAACTTATCTGATGCTGGATCAGCATCTGGATTTTGATCAAGCTTGGCTCGACCCTCGTTTGGCGTAAGAATGCCGCCGTTCACATAACCAAGAATAGTTTCTTTGGTGTCAATCAGAGACCCGCGAAGCAAACCTTCTTCAACAAAATTGAAGTAGTACCCTTGCTCTCGTTCTTTATCCGTAAGAAGATTGGCATCGAAGCATTGCTCCAGCCGCTGATACCACGGCGCAAGGGTGTGAACTACGTGAGCTAGAAACATCTGTTCCGCGCTGGCATAAGTTGTTGCCTTGTCTGAATTGCCAACCATTATCGGCATGACACGCGCAAAACGACATATTTCCTCTATTTGAAAACGCCGCTGCTCCAAACTCTGCGCATCAATTCCGGTCATTTGAGTAGATACCCATTTGGCTGACCTGTCTAGAATCATCGTTTTGCCGGAATTGTCAGCGCCGGAATAATGCTTATCTATCCAATCCGCAAGGCTCTTGTAGCTATCTTCTTTCAATACCCCTTCGACAGAGTAAACACCTGAAGGCCTGACCCCGCTTTTATGCAGATTTGCAGCCGCTGATTCTGTGGCCATCGCCAATCCAATAGCTTCACGTGCATGTTTTACCGCTTCGAGTCCGTACCATCCATTCATTGATGGCCCACGGATATGCAGAATAGATTCTTTGGGGAATGTTTTTTTACTCCCGTCCTCTGCCGTAACTTCATACGACAGTTTGCCGCTATCGAACGTAACAACAACTGATCCAGGCGTGAACGGATAAAGTTCAATTATCTTGCTGCCCTGGCGATTGATAAAACTGTAATGATTGCCAGCCAACGCAACGTGCCAACACATCATTTCGCGCCATTCGAAACTGGTCTGCCACCGATTAGGCTTAAATGCTAATTTGTCGTAAAGATTATGCTTTTTTGCCTTAGCCCGTGTCTTGCCATCCGCTGATTCCTGCATAAGCTGTAAAGGAATTTGCGCAACGCCCTCACCGATCACCCGACAGCACGCGAATACGGTAGATACGTCGATTGCATTTGCAACGTTAATCGCTACGCCAGACGATGTTTTCTTGCTGCCGTATATTTCACGGAACAAATCCAGAGTGGATGCCGATTTTTTGGCGAAAGCGTCTGAGAAAATACCCATTATTCAGCCGATATTGCGAAAAACACACCAATAACCAAGCAAATTGCACCTGCGGCCACGTAGCCGAACGGCTCATACATAAGGTACGCGCCGTAAGAAATACTAGCAGAGCCTGAAAGTATTAATAAATCGGGCATAAGTGACTTGATAAGCTTCATGCTGCATCCCAAAATGATTTTTCAGCGTTCGCCGCACTCGGCATAACACCAACAGCCATCGCCAACGCAACCATTCCATCAATGCGCCCTGACGATTTCTGCTTCGCAAA